GATGGTCTTGGTGGCAGTATCGGACATTGTTGTATACTGTACCTTTGGAAAATTATTCTGGTAAGAGTTCCTCCTTTTTTACAAATTTTTTAAACTTTTTCTTTTTTAGCGTTTTAGTTTTCGCGAAGAGTTGTTCATCATCAGATGAATCTTCACTTGAGCTCGTTCCTGAACCATCGTATGCTTTAAACTTTGTTTCTGAAAACGACCACGCCTCAGGCTCCGAGGTGCTCATTACTATTAATAGCATTTTTTAACATCTGTTCTGTCGGGTTTTGGGGTTGCCACGATTCCCAACGATCGTATGCTTCATTCATGAGCAGGAAAGTCGGATCAGAACCAACGTACCTCTCAAAGGGTGGGCAGTCCTCGGGTTCGACGATGGACATCTCCTCGTCCTCGTCCTCGTCCTCGTCCTCGTAAATCTCAGGGAACAGAGATCCAACATCCTGACCAACTGTGTACATAGCACAGTATTTCATCGCATATTCCATGTCTTCTGGGAGGAGTGTATCCCTTCCACACGCTTTGGAATATTCGGCTGCGAGTATCGTACTTCGCTCCATCACTGGCATTAAAAGATTGGTCATGGTCTCGATGTATTGATTCATGAGACCATCACCCCCATCACCGAAACCGGTTTGCATGTTCATCTTTAGTATTGAATGTTAAAAAGAGTTTGTGTAATTCCCTCAGAAACACGAAGAATGTTGTAACTTAGGGCATAGACACGAATCTGGCGCTTAAAGTCGGGACACGGTGTGAGATTCATCTTGAGAATCTGTTCCTTGATTAAACTAAAGTTTACCTGACCTGTAGGATACCACTCTTCGGGCTGAAGGGCGAAACTGTACGAATAGAATCGTCGAATGAGTTGCGTCTTCGAATGGTGTATCGCCCCTTGGACCGCCTTTAGAAAGATGACGTTACCCGTGTCCCGAGTGATGATATCTTGACCATCGAGTGTGAGTGAGAGATAGTCCAGGTTTTCGTAGAGAATCAACTTACCGTTGGCGATGGCATATATGTTGTCATAATCAAAGGGTGTAGCACCTTCCCGCTGAACAACAAAGTACAGTTCCTTGACGGGATTGACAAAGTCCAGCTTGAACGTTCCCTCGTTGACATCTGCATCCACATCAAAAACATCCTGTTGAATCTGTGTGACTAAATAGTCGATCGAACTATTTTCGAGTTTGATACGCTCCACACAATCGAGAAAGATGACCTCGGCACATATTTCAAATTGTTTCAGTCGAAGTGTCTCCTGCAGAGGACTCGACGTCCCATCACCCCTGACGACGAGTTCTTGTGCACTCCGAAGCTTGAACTCCACCTCAACCTCCTGGTGTTTGATGGCACACAGAGGTACGGCGAGTTCTGAGTGTCCGTAAAAGTAAAAGGGGAGATCGACGAAAAAGTTTTCTTCTGAATCGAGACCCAACGTGTTCTGAATCACGATATCTGGATTGACCGGTCGATCACTCGTTCGAAGGGGGTACTTTCCGACCAATTGTTCGAGTGCCTTTTGTTTCGTTTGGGTCACGTTGTGTTCAGAGTAAATCTGAAGGTAATCACTCGTGAGACGTTGTACAACCTTACCACCGATGATGAGATCCACATGTTCTATTAAAGCGTGTGCGACGGATTCGATGTACAGCGTATTCGCAGTCTCTATGATTTCGGGAAGTCGCATTTTGATACTCAGGGTCGTGAGAAGATCGCCTTGGTTTTGGGCAATCTTGAATCGAACCTTTTTTCCAAAGTCGGCTTCGTTTTCTGGGTCTATCGTCACGTATTGTCTCGAAAAATTGGAATGTTTCTTGAAACTTTCCACGAAGTGACTGTAGTCTGGATCGACCGTGAAGAACCTCTCTTGAGGACCCGAGGCCATCAACTGTATTTGTCCAGCCATTACTACTATATCCACCTAAAATTTTAATCCCGCTAAACCACTCTCGATACGTAACACGTTGTAATTGACGGCGTACACGCGGGTGTCATTATCGTACGAGGCATCTATGGGTGCAACCTCGATCGTGAATAGTTTATGTGAGATACGACTCATGTTCACCTGACCGGTGGGATAGGGCACTTCAGGTTTGAGAGCGAAGGAGTACATACCAAACTTTGAAGGTCCGAGTGGAGGGTTAATCGTGTTAATCACGAGAGAAGACTCCGCATCCGAGGCGGGTGCGTTGACATGATGTTTGAATGCCTGTTCGTACGCCAGGAAAAGGCCGTCGCGGTTGAAGACGACTTCGTTATTGAAACGGAGTTCGGCATTCACGATGGTATTGTATTGATTCGATATGTTAAGAAGTGAGGACAACTCTGATTGTGAAACGAAAAAGAGTTCCTTGACTGGGTGTTGAAAATTGAGCATCACCGAACGTTTCGTATCTCCCGCCTTAATCTTAAACTGTGCCAACTGTACCTGTGTGATGACATAGTCGAGAGGTCTGGTCATCAGGTATCCACGCTCTTCGGGTGTCACGTAAACAAACTCCGTGTCGATCGAAAACTTATTGATGGACGCCTGGATATTGTTCACACCCGTCCCGATGTGTACCACCAATTTATCCAGGGGTCTCGTCTTGATTCGAACCTCCACCACCTGTTTCGTCAGGGCACACGTGGGAATGGCCAAAGAAGGGTTTCTGTAAAAGTAAAACGGAAGATCGAGAAAATATGTGTATTCATCCGCGTAACTCAAGTAGTTTCCGTGACCGTTCAGGAAATAGAGCGTCTGCTCGATGTCATCATTCGTGTTGTGTAACTGTTGATGCATGTAGATGTATTCTCCAGTGAGACGTTGAATGGGCTGACCACCGATGAGAAGTTCAGCGTATTCGATGAGATGCGTCAGCACCGATGGTGACCAGACGGTGTTATTTTTACCGGGTGTATCGGGGACTGGGTCGGTCAGGGTCACTTTGAGTGTCATGTTTCGAACGAGGTCACCTTTGTCACCAGGGATTCTACACGTGATGGTTTGCCCAAAGTCGACGTTTCCATCAAACTGACTCTCCACAAAGTCAAAGGCAAACTTTGTATGTTTCTTGAAGTTCATCAGGAAATACGAAAATTGTGGTTCACCTGTGAGCCATTGGTCTTGGACTCCAGTGGCGGCGAGTCTCAGACGACCAGCCATTCCTACTGTACATGAGTAAAATTTTGCTAAATAAAACGAGACACTACATTAGAATGAATCTTCAGTTGAAGAAATTCAAACCCGAGACGATCACAGACGACAGGGTGTGTGTTTTCATAGGTAAGCGAAATACGGGTAAATCGACACTCGTGAAGGATATCATGTTCCATAAGAAACATCTTCCAGCAGGAATTGTTCTTTCGGGTACTGAGGAAGGAAACCATTTTTATTCCGATTTCATTCCCGATCTCTTCATTTATGGCGACTATGACAGAGATGCGATCGAACGAGTGATGGCGAGACAGAGAAAGTTGGTGGGGAACGGTAAAACAAATTGTGGGGCTTTCATGCTTTTGGATGACTGTATGTACGACAGTAAGTTTCTCAAAGATACGTGTATTCGACAGTGTTTCATGAACGGTCGCCACTGGAAGATCTTCTTCATGCTGACGATGCAGTACGTGATGGACCTTCCACCAGCACTTCGAGCCAACGTGGATTACGTCTTCATACTCAGAGAGAATATCATTCAGAACAGAGAAAAGTTGTACAAATCATTCTTTGGTATCTTTCCATCCTTCGATATGTTTTGCAAGGTGATGGACGCCTGTACTGAAAACTACGAGTGCCTCGTGTTAGATAATACGGTAAAATCTAACAAGATTCAAGATTGTGTGTTTTGGTACAAAGCGACCGTCAGAAAGAACTTCAGGGTCGGAGGGGCTGACCTATGGAGACTTCATAAGAAGATGTACAACCCCAAACATTTTCAACAAAAGGAGGATGACGCTAAGAAGGCGACGAAAAAGACAAACCTTAAAATCACAAAGACGAAATGAGAAACAAAAACTCTGTAACTTTCGTCGGACGATTCTGTAAGTTTCGAGATCCTCTGTAACAATTATAGTCTATGTCTATTCGCTCGTACGTGTACGGTTTCAGAAGTTCCTCCCATTCCGTGGGAGTGATAAACCCTTCGTTACTGTATGATACCAAAGTGTACCGCGCCTTTCGTGTGGAAAGTTCGAGGGTTCGTTTCATCGTATCCTTAATCTTAGTCTTGGAGTTGTACGAGCTCTTGTTCCAATCCACTGGAATACCTGATACCTTCGAAATCTGCTCAGGCTTTTTGTTCGTGGCTATCAAGTTTAACATGAAATAATTGGAACCGTATGGGTGTTGGTTATACGGTGGATCGAGGTAAATGAGATCAACATCGGGAAGATTTTTGAGAAAGTCCAAAACGTCACGACGCTCCACCACGACATTCTTATGTGTTTCGTACCAGATGGGACACTCGACTCGAATAGACCCCTTGATTCGTTCGAGGGCGTGTCCCTTTTTACCACCCCATCCACCTTTATGAAACCCCTTGAAAACCCCTGAAGTATTCGTGTGAATACTACTTTTCACGAGAAGAGGACCCAGGCAATACGAACGGAGGTTTTCTGGGACGGTCGTGTGTACGTACTCCATCATCGCATCAATCTTACCTGCATTCTCTTTGGTGTAGAAACACCGCTCATCTTCTTGAATCGCATTCGAATTATTCGGTGCGTACAGTTCAGATATGAATCCACTCCTCCCCGGAAGATTGTTCATGGTTTCGATATGTTTTTGAATCTCTCGTTGCTCTTCGGGTGTGGGTGTCTTCAGGAAACAATTCGAGAGTACTTGACAGTAGACTTCCAAATCATTCACATGTAGAGTGTCACTATGTGTCAAGAGCATTCTCGAGACGACACCAGAACCGGAGAAGGCGTCCACCGCGCTCGACGGTTTTAATCGTTTGACGACATTTTCTATGTGTTGTATCAATTTTCTCTTATTCCCGAGGTATGTTATCATCGGTTGTTGAACATACTCGCTCATAGTTGTTTATATGTCGAAGGATTTCCTTAATAGCTTTTTTACCCACGTGTTCCAGTACGTGTAGCCGTTCTTCAGAGGTCCACATCGATGTTTTATTGGGGTGTTCATCGTATTTGTGTGCCTTTACACAAAAAATACCAAACTCTCGATTTTGATCCTTGTGAATGTCAATCTCGTCGCAGACACCTGACATGTCGAACCTTCCATCTGCACACACCTCTCGAATGATCGGTATTCTACCAAAGTTGGAAGCCGGTCCGATCCGATGAATGATCGTTTCGGTGTGATGAAAGTCGCATCCAGCGACGAATACCACGTACGGACAAATAGGTAAATCTTTGAAGAGGTGCCACGATGTGTTTATGTTTTTGAAGACTCGTTCAATCGCATTTCCAGTTGACTGTCTGTTTTTACCTTCACGGTACAGTGTATCGTTCGTACCCTGATACTTATCTTCGATGGTCAGGAAACAAAACCGTCTTCCCCGATACGTCAAGAAGAACGCACCACCATCCGGTTTGATGAAACAATTTTCAAAGTTCAACTTGTTCGTCCAGGAAATGTCACATTCACCCACATAGTCTTGAAACGATTCGATCAAACGGGGGAGAATATCTTTGAGTGTCTGTTCAGACTTCTGACACACACCACCCGCGATTTGATTCCCTATGTGAATGTTTCTCAGGTGAGCCATTTCGAATACTATCACGATGAACATTCTTTGACTTAGGGTTCTGCGTTCGATATTGTCTCGAAAAAAGTATGGCTATACTAAATGGCTTCAGAACACGTGAACACCATGAATCTCGCAGATGATGGCGAAGGGATGGTCCCACTTCAAGATAATCCATCTGTGGCTTTTACACCCGAAAAAAATATGGGACAAAGTAAAGAGACGATGGATTCTACTCCCATTAACGATATCATGATGGAACCCCCTATGATGACCGACGAGCCCAAGATGCAGGGTATGATGCCCCAGATGACCGCCCCTCAGCCCCAGGGTGCGTATCCCGCTCCCATGCAGCAGGCGCCTCAGCCCGAGAAGAAGAACCCCTTCAACCTCACCGATGAGCAGATGACCGCTCTCGTCGTCGCCGCCGCTACTGCCGCTGCCGTGAGCAAGCCCGTTCAGGATCGTCTCGCGACCTCTATCCCCAAGTTCCTTAACGAACAAGGGGGTAGAAGTGTGGTTGGTCTCGCTTCGACTGGTGTCGTGGCGGCTATTCTCTTCTATTTCGCGAAGGATTACATCGTCAAGCCCTGATTGGTTGATTCCCAACCCATGTTACTGTAAATTGAATTATCGATACCTATGAAATAGGTCGCTAAAGCTCCTATCGCGAACGTCACCGAGAGCAAGGCACTCAGATCAAATGCCTTTCTCTTGTCACACTCGTATTTTCGCACAGACTCCTTGGTCTGTTTCCAAATGTTATTCGCCACGTAGGTTAGGATCAGCGCGATGACGGTACTCGTGAGGAAGAACCCACGATCCACCGCCAGTTGAGGCACGTTTCCGACGATGAAACGAAGCATGTTGGGAATCACGACGGTCATCCAGATGAGATTGAAGTTATAGTTTTCAAAAAACTTGGGGACGACCAGAACGGTAAAGAGGGCGACCCAGTATCCAATCACCATGAAAAGGACATTAAGAGGAGTTTTCATTTGAAGTATACATAGATTATTTATCCTGGACGTGTTCGCCACAGAATGGAGTCCTCTCTGGAATCTTCGTGTACACATTCAACTTGACACACATGTCTCGAAGTTCGATGTAATTTTTCCAAAACGCATCGGTATGATCGTATTCTTTCACCGTGCAGTGTGCCAACTCGTGAAGAAGAACATGAAAGATTTCGTTTGGTGCACCATCCAGGCAGACGGCGATATCACCACCCTTATTCGTGTTGTACCCGACCGTACCTTTCATGCCGTACACCCCCGTGATCGGAATACAACGCCTGAGCATATGAAACTTCTCGGGACCATTCGCGCTGATATGTTCTCTGAGAATACGATACTTTTCTTTGACTTCGACGAGACGCTCTGGTTCTTTCGTGGTGTACAATACCCACAAATTCACGATGAAAAGTATGAGAAAGGCTATCATCTATCATAGACAAAGATAAATTTGCTATACAATTCTGAGATGGGATTCCCTCTTAGTCCCTCCCAAAGTTGTAACTGAAACCCGAGGTCTTCGAGGTGTGTCACCAACAGGTCCTTGTACGCCACAGGTTCGGATTTTGGTCCGTCGGCATAATAGGGTGTATCCGTGAGATGCACAAAAAGTTTTTCACCAAACCCACCGTTTCCGTGATCTTTCAGTTTGAAAAAGTTTCCAGTTTCATCGAGATAGGGTGTTTTAAATATAATCTTTTCCGAATCTGGAATGATACCCATGAGAAGTCCACCCGGTTTGACGCGTTTTCGGATTTCGCGGATGGAACTCGTGAAGAGAGTTTTTGAAGCGAAGATGTAATGGAGTGAAAAATTAAAGCACACGATGTCAAACTTTCGGTTGGGACAGTCGTGTATGTCACCTTCATAAAAATTGACACGCATGTGCATATTTTTCGCACGCGACTTGGCCTCCACGAGCGCCGTGGGTTCTGGGTCACACATGTTAATGTTCACACCACACCGATGCCATTTTTGAAGATCTCCACCGAAACCACAACCGACATCGAGAATGTGTTGACCCTCGTGCGCCACGGACTGGATCAAACCCCTCTTCGCCTCG